CACTTATAGTTGGTGACGCTGAAATTTCTGGTACTGAAATCGCACAATTAGATGGTGTGACGGCAGGACAAGCAACTGCTAGTAAGGCAGTTATTGTTGATTCTGAAAGTGGCATAATAGGATTAGGAACAGTAGGCATGAACACCTTATCACTAGGTGGAACAAGTATTACTGCTACTGCAACTGAAATAAATATTATGGACGGTGTTACGGCAACAACGTCTGAATTAAATATCATGGACGGTGTCACAGCAACTACTACTGAAATAAATTATTTAGATGGTGTGACAGGAAATATACAAACTCAAATAGACGCTAATACAACTCTTGCAAATGCAGGTGCGTCTAAGGCCTTTGCAATTGCACAAGCAGTCGCTCTAGGATAACTAAATAGTATTATAAGGAAAAATTATGGCTGTACCAAGTACAAAAGCAACATTAAAAGAATACTGCTTAAGAGCATTGGGTAAACCTGTGATCGATATAAACGTTGATGACGATCAGGTTGATGATAGAATAGACGAGGCAGTACAATATTTCTGTCAATATCATACAGATGGTGTTGAGAGAATGTATTTAAAATATGAAGTGACTGCCGCTGATGTCACTAGAATGACAACAGATACATCTGAATCAATCACACAAGATAGTGTGACAACATCATGGAAACAAGGAGCTAATTTTCTTGTTGTTCCTTCTTCGGTAATTTCTGTTGTAAATGTATTTCCTCTGTCTGATAGAGCAAACTTAAATATGTTTGATGTCAGATATCAATTAAGATTAAATGATCTATATGATTTCTCATCTACAAGTATCGTACACTATGAAATGACAATGCGTCATTTAGATTTTTTAGATCACATACTAGTTGGTGAAAAACCAATGAGATTTAATCATCTATCAAATAAATTATTCATTGATATGGATTGGAAGAGAGATATCACAGCAGGTGAATATCTAATTATGGAAGTTTATAGAAAACTAAATCCAGATGACAATACAGATATGTATGACGATATCTATCTAAAGAGATATACTACAGCATTAATCAAAAGACAATGGGGACAAAACCTGTCGAAATTTAATGGTACGGCGATGTTAGGTGGAGTGACACTTAATGGACCTGAACTATTTTCTACGGCAATCGCAGAGCAACAAAAACTTGAGGAAGAGATAAGATTAAATTATGAAGAGCCTGCACATATGCAACAAGGATAAAAACTAAATGCCAACTAATGTTTATTTCAGCACTGGCACAACATCTGAGCAAAGACTATATGAAGATTTAATTATAGAACAGCTTAAGATATACGGTCAGGATGTTTTTTATCTACCGAGAAAGATAGCAAATAAAGATACTATCTTCGGTGAGGACCCTGCCTCGTCTTTTGATGACTCATACATCATAGAGATGTATGTTGATAATACAGACGGATACATGGGTGAACAAGAGATAATCAAGAAGTTTGGTCTAGAGTTAAGAGATGATATCAAGTTTACTGTATCAAAATTGAGATGGGAAACTCTAGTATCTAATAATGGCGACCTAGTTGCTGAGAGACCACAAGAAGGCGATCTAGTATATTTCCCTACGACAAAAGCATTCTTCGAGATACAGTTTGTTGAACACGAACAACCTTTCTATCAACAAAGTGCTCTACCTGTTTACAAATTATCTTGTACTAAATGGGAATACAGCTCTGAAAGAGTTGATACAGGTATCGCCTCTATTGATGCTGTTGAGGACGCATTATCAACAGACACAATGAACTTCCAGTTTAGTTTAGAAACTGGCACATCTGCCTCTGGTGCAATCACACTAGAGAGTGATATTGGTGAGATAGCTTATCTTGTCAATGAAGAATTTACAATGGCAACACAACAACCAGTAGATCAAGGTAAGGCGTTTGAAACTGCTGCTGGTACTAATACATCATCTACGGCAGATGACATATTAGATTTTAGCGAAAGAAATCCTTTCGGGGAAGTAGATGATTATTAATGGAAAGAGATAGACATAGACAATTAGTAGAACATACTAATAAAATTAACAAACAAAAACAAGAACTAAATTTAAGTAGAAGTCTTAAAAAAGAAGTGACTACTGGTGCCCACGGCACACAAGATTATGTAATTAAAAAAGGTGTAAACTCTGGCAAGATAGCAGATAAAGGACAATAATGTTTGGACAACACTTCTACCATAAATCAATAAGAAATACTGTAATTGCGTTCGGTACGATATTTAATAATATCAATATCAAACGATTGGATTCTAGCGGAAATCCTTTACAGACAATTAGAGTGCCTCTATCATATGCACCTAAAGAAAAGTTTATTGCAAGACTAGATCAAAATGCAAACTTAACTGGAGACGATTCAAGCGTGGCGATTACTCTACCTCGAATGTCATTTGATGTCACTGGTTATTCTTATGATGGTTCTCGTAAATTAAATAAGAATCAAAAGTTTAGTGTTGCCAAAAATGCCACTGGAGATGAAAAGAAAGTATATACTCAATTCTCACCTGTACCATATGATGTGAGTTTTGAATTAAATATTTTTACTGCAACCTCAGACGATGGTTTACAGATCGTAGAGCAGATACTTCCATACTTTCAACCAGACTATACGGTGACAATGATTATTGATAGAGATTATATGGATACAAAAAGAGATATACCTTTTGTATTAGAGAGTGTCGATTATGAAGATAGTTATCAAGGTGCGTTGACAGATAGAAGAAGAATCATATATACACTAAAATTTACTGCAAAGATATATCTATATGGTCCTATAGGATCAAGTGCTGTTATAAGAAAATCGTCTGTTGATTCATATACTAATTTAGCAAGTAGTGATCCATCTCGTAGCGAAAGAGTAACGGTTACACCTAATCCTACAGGTGCCGACAAAGATGATACTTACACATATACAACAACACTACAATTCTTCAATGACGGTAAGAACTATGACGAAGGAACTGGTAACGATACATAATAACAAAAGGTTTTAAAATGAGTAATATTGATGATAAACTAAATGAAGTTTTAAACATAGCAGAAGAAGTGCTAGAAAAAAAAGAAGAAAAGAATCCTTTAGAAATCGTAAATGAAAAACCTGCTGTGACGGCGCCTGTAAATAAAGATGCCGATACAGACTTTGAAACTGGTAGAGGTGAACTCTACAAGTTATTAGAAAAGGGCAACGAGGCGATAGACGGAATATTATCATTGGCAAAAGAAGGTGAACACCCTAGAGCATATGAAGTGGCAGGTCAATTGATTAAGACACAGAGCGAAGTTGCACAAAATCTATTAGACTTACAAGAGAAACTTAAAAAGATCAAAGATGTAAAAGAATTAGGACCAAAGAATGTCACTAATGCTTTATTTGTAGGATCGACAACTGAACTACAAAAGATGATAAAGAAAAATAAAGATAAAAAATAATGTCAGCACAAGATCAGTACTTAGGTAATCCTAATCTAAAAAAGGCACACACTAAATCACGATTCACTCCTAAACAGGTGGATGAGGTGATAAAGTGTATGAATGATCCTAAGTATTTCATAGAAAACTATTTAAAAATTGTCACGATTGATAAAGGTCTAATACCTTTTGAGATGTATGACTTTCAGCGGAAGATGGTAGATACTTTTCACGACAATAGGTTTACGATATGTAAATTACCTAGACAGAGTGGAAAGTCAACTATCATTGTATCCTACCTCTTACATTACGTTTTGTTTAACGATAATGTGAATGTTGCAATACTAGCCAATAAATCTTCTACGGCAAGGGATTTACTAGGGCGATTGCAACTTGCTTACGAGCACTTGCCGAAATGGATGCAACAAGGCGTTCTTAACTGGAACAAAGGGTCACTTGAATTAGAGAACGGAAGTAGGATCGTAGCGGCGAGTACATCTTCTAGTGCTGTTCGGGGAAGTACCTTTAACATTATATTCCTAGACGAGTTCGCCTATGTACCCAATAATATTGCCGAAGAATTTTTTAGTTCAGTATATCCTACGATATCATCTGGACAATCATCAAAGGTGATGATAGTATCTACCCCACATGGAATGAATATGTTTTATAAGATGTGGACGGATGCCGTCAACAAGAAAAATACCTTTCAACCTATCGAAGTGCATTGGTCGGAAGTGCCAGGTCGTGATGACAAGTGGAAAGAACAGACGATCAAGAACACGAGTGAGGCACAGTTTCAGACAGAGTTCGAGTGTGAGTTCCTAGGTAGTATCGATACTTTAATCAATGCGAGTAAACTTAAAACGATGGCGATAGTCGATCCCAAAAGAAGTCCTGATGGATTAGATGTATATGAAATGCCTATCAAGAATCATACATATGTCACGACAGTTGATGTCGCAAGAGGTATCAACAATGACTATTCGGCATTCATAGTATTTGACGCAACAAAGGCACCATACAAGATAGTTGCAAAGTATAGAAACAATGATATCAAACCGATTGTCTTTCCTAATATATTAAAGAAGGTGTCAGATTATTATAACAAGGCATATGTGTTGATAGAGATAAATGATCTAGGTCAACAGGTGGCAGACGCAATGCAATTTGAATTAGAATACGACAACATGATGATGGTCACGCAACGAGGTAGGGCAGGTCAAGTATTGGGTGGCGGCTTTAGTGGTAGAGGTAATCAATTAGGATTGAGAATGACGAAAGGTACTAAAAAAATCGGAACTTCAAATCTGAAAAGTCTGATAGAGGGTGATAAGTTGATTGTTCAGGACTTTGAGATCGTATCTGAATTATCTACCTTTATTGCTCGTGGTAAATCTTTCGAGGCGGAACAAGGTGCTCATGACGATCTAGTGATGTGTCTGGTCATATTCTCATGGTGTGCCAATCAAAGATACTTCAAAGAACTTACTAATGTTGATGTAAGAGGTCAAATGTTTACAGATCAACAAAATGCCATAGAGGCAGATATGGCACCATTTGGTTTTATAGATGACGGATTGAACGATCCAGATGGAAATGATGGATATTTCGTTGACGCAGGTGAAATATGGCAACCAGTGACTTATCGTAAGGGCGAATAGTAGAGATGTGGATATACATAAATATCTAAAGTAAAAGGGTTATAACTAATAAAGATTAATATTAATATTAAGGAGAACTAAACATGGCTTTTCAAGTATCACCAGGTGTTAATGTGACTGAAAAGGATCTAACGAATATCATACCAGCAGTATCTACTACTTCTGGAGGTGTCGTTTTGACTGCTGAAAAAGGACCTATTGATGAAGTGACTACGATTTCATCTGAACAAGAATTAGTTGACATCTTTGGGAAACCAAATGCCGATAACTTCGAGGAATTTTTTACAGCCGCTAACTTTTTAGGTTACGGAAACAATCTGAAGGTAGTAAGACCAATCACAGGAGTAGTAAACGCTGTGTCAACTGGTACTGCTGTCTTAATTAAAAATACTGCTGACTATCTAGAAACCTACATGACTGACACAGGTGCTGGATCAATAACAAATATCGGACCATGGGCTGCAAGAGAGGCAGGAACATTAGGAAACAGTTTAAAAGTTTCTCTATGTTCTAACTCAACAGCTTTTGGACCACACTCAATGAGTGGTAATCTAGTTAATGACGCCACTGCTGCTATCGGAGACACAACAATATCTGTTGACGATGGTAGTTTAATGCAAGTAGGCGACATTTTAGAATTCGGAGACGCAAGTAATGTACCTTCAACTGATGGTGCACCTTCAGGATTCTTTTACAAGATAACTGCAATATCAACAAACTTAT